AAGAGAAGAGATGTGCGAGAGGGCAAAAAGAGAGAAGAAGAAAACTTCAAAGGGGGGATAGGGAGGGAAGGTAAATAGCATTTTTTTTTTTGTTTGGGAAAATACCCTGTAAATTTTTCGGCTATCCTCGCACGCCCAAATACAGTCAGTGCCTGTTTTTCCAAATATTTCACGGAAATTTTGATAGTTGGCGTCCACCTGCTCTTTTCGCAGTTCAACGCCATAGTAGTCCATGTCAAGTTTTACCGCCACAACTCCTCTGACGGACCCGCCGGCAAACGGGTCAAGTATCGTTCCGCCCTCAGTGTTAAACCACCGGTAAACGAGTTCGCAAAGTACGGGGTCAAATATAGATGTGCCTTCCATTATCGGAATATTGTGCTGCTTGCAATGGTCTGTTATCTCGTCCCATGTCGGCTCAACGCCGTTTTTTTCACGGAGTTGGTTTTTTACCTTGTAAACGTGCGGCGGTTGTGCAGATTTGGAGTAAGTTAACTCGGTATCTCTTCCGACTTCGCTCTTTATGCCAAGGGCTAACCATGCCCGTTTTCTTTCAGTCCAATTTCCGAGCCTTGTGTCAAGGATGGAAAATGGCGGTATCACGAACTTGTCTTTCAATGAACCAACACGCGCAGCATCATCTTTGCCACCAAAAATTTTGTCGTCAATATTGATGTCTTCAACGGAAAATTCCCATAAATCCAATTCTTCCTGCGAAAAGTCATCCATTATTGCTACATAATCGAATACGGACGTGTCGGTGGTATAGTTGTCGGCTAATGCAAGCGCCTTGCGTCTGTCGTCTTCGGTTTTTAAGTCGGTGCGCTTTATGGCGATTAATTCCGTTCCGTCTGATTCAATGATACGGACAGGTAAACCAAGTGCTTGAGATTGCTCGTAAACTCCGTTACCGGCAATGATACAGTCATCGCTGTCAAATAGGATAGAGCGTCCTGTCCCACATTCTTGGAGGCTTTTACGGATAAGTCGCTTATTTTTATCCGTGTGTATTCGGTAGTTGTTCGGATCTATTTGTAATTCCATGTTGCAAAGGTAGTATGCTTACATTTTCGGCACGCTGTCGTTGAAAACTTTTTCTCGTACTGCGTCTGCCACTTCCCGAAATGGCGTTCCGTTCTTCATGATGAAGTTCGTTGCGTAGTCCCTGTCGTATTGCTTTACATACACGCTCGGACGATAGGAGTTTTTTCGTCTTAGATGCCTCGCGATAGCCGCGTGTGGCACCAATCCGTTCATATCGGATTTGTTGACGTTCCATAGAAATATCTCCCTGCATACGCAGTTCTCCTGGCTTTGTGGCTTTTTGCACTCACCAAAACCCCATTCCGAAAACGGAACACTCATCACGTCTTCGATGATGGCGATAATTTCACCTATTCTTTCGTTGAGTTGCTGCAACTCTTTTATTTCCTGTTCTAACATGATTATTCTGTTTTAAAATTTATTTTCGTCCTTATAAAATTCGTCGTAGCCTCAAAAATGCTGAGAAATTTTTCAGGTGTTATTTCTTGTTTTTCAAAATATTTCGCACATATACTTCCGTAGGCATCAAGCGAAATTCCGCAATTACAGTTATATTCGCTACCACGTTCATCATAATATATTGAAATACAATCAAATGTTATTTCATCGCCATCATATTCGTCATAATCAACGCGATGGATGGCTGTAATTTTTTCCCATGACGTAGTCGCCCTATGAAGACATTTTCCTATCAAATAGTTGTATTTATCTATTTGCGATTGTTCTTGTTCTTCACTCAGCCGCTTTATTTCATTTTGAAGTTCCGTTATTTTGTCGTTATTATCCATTTTTATTCTGTTTTAAGTTTAATAAATTCAAATCGCCAAAGGCATCATCAAAACATCAATATTTTCGTCAAAATTAAATACTGCCTGTTTAATTTTGTTAGTTCCGTTATATTTCATTGTTACGGCGTCATTGTTATTTTATTTTTATGTTCTTAAATCTTTTTCACGCAAACGGGTCATCCTCCGGCGCCGTCGTATCAAATAAATATTGCTCTCCGTCATACTCAAAAAAATGCGTCGTTGCGGGATTAAAACTCACTATAAACCGCAAAAGTCCGATATTGCGACCTTTGGCAACATCAATCATCGCTGTTCCCTCGACGGGCATGTTTTCAAAGCCTTTCGGGTATTGTTTGCCATACACTTCCGGACGGTAGATAAATATCACCACGTCGGCAGCCTCCTCTATTTGTCCACTGTCTCGGAGCCGTGAAAGCTTTGGGATGGTACTTTGGCTGTCCCGGCTCAACTGTGAAAGCAAAATGATATTGATGTTTAACTCCTTTGCGATGTTTTTCAGAGACCGTGCGACGTCGGCGACTTGCTGCTCGCGGTTTAATCCGCGCCTGCTGCTTCCGACTAATTGCAGGTAGTCAATCACGGCAATATCAATTCCGTGCTTTATTTTCAAGGAACGGATAGATGACATGATGTTCTCTATGCTGCTGGTTGAGCGTTCATCGAAGTAGATATTGGCATTGTAGATGGTTGAGATATTTTGGTGTATCTGCTCTATCCGTTGCGGCGTCATTCGTGAATACAGAATCTCGTTTGCCGGTATTCCTGTTTCAATGGCTAACAGTCGTGCGGCAAGTTGTTCTTTTGTCATTTCGAGTGAATAAACGGCAATCTTCGCTCCCTTTAAAGATGCGTTGCGGGTGATGGTCGTGGCGAGCGAGGTTTTTCCCTGCGAAGTCTCTGCCGCGATGACAACCAAGTCAGAGCCTTGTAAGCCGCCAGACCGTTTATCGAACTCCTTAAAGCCCGTCGGAATGCCCGTCAGTTGATGGTTGCCGGAGCAGTTCCTATCCATCTGTTCTGTAACACCTTTTACCGCCTCTTTGATTGTGAATACCGTGTCGGAAGCCATTGAAAGAGATTGTGAAAGCATATCGCTTGCCGTTGAGTATAACTCAAAAATATCTTCTTCCTGCGAATAACCATTCCTGACGAGATGATGCCCTATTTCGATAAGTTTCCGGTACATTGCAAGTTCTTTGAGCGCGATGCAGTGTTGCGACAAAAGCATTGGCGATGATACCTTGTTGTGAATTTGAGTTAAGAAATACGCTCCGCCGACATATTCGAGTTCGCCGGTTTTTCCGAGATACTTCGTTATGGTGAGTATGTCAGCCTTGCTGCCCGCCTTTTCGAGTTCGCTGATTGCGTTGTAGATTATTCTGTGTTCATCTTTGTAAAAGCAACTTTCGTCAATAATCTGCGACGCCTCTGTGTATGCGTCTCGGAACTGCATAAGGATGCCGAGTACCCGCTCTTCGATTGCGATGTTCTGCGGAGGAATTCTGCCCAACTCGTCGAAGTACACATGTCGTTCTTTGTCTAAATCCTTTTTTTTGCCCATTTTCTAAAAGTTAAATTTGCGTTTACGTTTTTCTTTAACAAGTCCTTCCAGTTGTGCATGTCGAGCAAAAGCCCCTTCACAAAGTCCGCTGAATATTCTTCCATTAGCCTTTCGTATTCATTTTCCGTAAATGGTTCTTTCATCTTTGCCACATTAGAAGCATTTTTATCAATCCATTTTTGAAAGTTTAAAAACTTTTCGGAAAAACTTTTTTCTTTTTCTTTTTTTCCTTTCTTTTCTTCTCTTTTCTTTTGTGAATTAATGTCAGCATTTATCGTATTAATGTCAGCATTTATTTCAATAATGTGAACATTATTAAATTTTGACACATCTACGAGCAAATAATCCTTAATAACATCAACTCGATTATACCTTTTTGCTGCCTCAAAATATCTGTTTTGAATTCCTTTTGAAGTTAGTATTCCGAACCTGTCAAAGCACCCCTTATCAAAGAAACACCGTCTGACCAACCCATTAATAACTTCGTTTACCATATTTGGAACAAATTCAGCACCCATATTCTTCGTAAATAATAGACACGCGTCTCCACCCCATTGGTAAAAATATCCTTCTCTGTATATTTTGCACAACAACCGGACAATGATGTATCCGCCCTTGATTCCAAATTCAGCCTCAATCAACTGAACCTTGTCATCGGAAAATAAATCAACGTCCAAAGGAAAATAATCAATTCCTGTTTTGTTTGTTCGTGCCATGCTATTTATTATTAATCATTATACACATCTGTTTTGTCTCCCGTATAGTTTTCCAAACCGCAAAATTGTGGAAAGTCATAACCCCCGGAATAATGCCTATTACATCCAATACATATTACCATTTCCTTTATGGCACATATATAGGCGGTTGTGTGATTGTCATCTTCGGTTATAAATTTTTTAAAGTAACGACAACTTGTTCCGCACCTGTCAATGACCCTTTCTATTTTGACTACTCTATCCATATCTATTTATTATTAATAATTTCACAAAGTTTCCGTATAACCTGCGCGGTAGCGATGTCATTAACCCACCGCTTTTCCATTAACTCGTCATTCTTGGCGAGTGTGTATGTTACGCTTTCTAACCCGTTGAGGTCGTAGAGTATGCCATCGGCGTCCTGTTTAATGAAGTCGTCGAGCGGCATTGTTGAAAGTGCGTCTATTGTTTTTATTACAATATTGCCTTGCTCGTTCTGCTCTTTAATGAGTTGCATTGTTTCTTCTATATTCATATCTAATCTATTTATGTGGATGATGGTTTTGTATAATGTATCAATAGGATAGATAATGGGTTTATATTGTAAACTTTCGGCAAATGGGTCATCATTTACTTCATCTTGTAAATCAATTCCTCTCAAAAGGTCTCGCACATTGTCTTTGTCAATAATTTCAATTCTCTCATCACAATTTAGACAACATAATTCATACGATAAATACCCTACAATGTCTTTTTTTTCTAATTTTCGTTCCATAATCTAAATATTTATAATTTTTAATAACTTACGCTCCTATCATCAATGCTTCGTTTACTATGTAATAATCCTGATTCATAAAAATCTCGTTATACCCGCTTTCGTTTCCGGAAAACTCCTGTACGACATCTTTTTCTTCACTGTTCATTTCGCAATACGCTTTCTTCCCATAGTTCGGCGGCAACCACCCCTTTCTTTGAGAACCGAAAATGTTGAACTTTTCGAGAAGTTTCTCGTTTTTGAATTTTATGTGGCATGTGTTTTTCTTAAAAAAGGCAACATAAAAATACTTCAGTTCAATATTTCGCATATCTCCGTTCTTCACGGAAGATTCTACTATGTTGGTAATATTGTATTGAAAATCCGTCTGCCCACAATCAAGGTAGTCGAACACCTTTGACATATCTTCCATCTTCCGGCAGGCTTCGTATGTGTTAACATTTCCATAACTGCTATACATGTAGAATGGGATGATTACCTTGCTGTTGATTTTCCATGACTTGTTTGTTTTCCATCCGTTGTAATAGTGAACATTTGCACTCGTCTCGTCGCTCCAATGGTGCTTATGGGAGAGTTCGTCAAACAGTTTCAATATGGTTTCTTCCACACCTTTTATTAGATTGTTCTGCATGTCCTCTTTTAGAGAAAGGATGTTGTAAATGGAAAATTCGTAATCTTTAAGCCTGTTAACCTGATTATAATAATCATTTTGCAGATTTGTAGTGAGTTTTCCCATAAAGGATTTGCTTTCAAATAAATACTGCCAATATTTGAGCCTGACAAGTTTAACAAAGTCATTAATAAGGCTATCGCTGTATCTACTTGATCCATCTACCGTCAGTTCGATGATTGGTTTTCGGTAATCGCCTCCGTTTTCAGGTTTTTTCAGTGAATTTAAAATAAGAGGCTTCATCGCCTTATACTCCCGTATCAGTTTTATTCCGGCGTTTATTTCTACGTGGTATTGATGAATCACCGCCTTTAAAAACTCCGTAAAGTCGGCTCCTACAAGAGCGTATTGTTGCTCCTCGGTTACCTCAACTTCGTCATATTCCATCGCCTTTTGCATGGTCTCAAAAATATCACACGTGAACTCTTTTTCCGGAACAAATACCTTTATAAGGGCGATTTCAACACCGGTACTCCTTTCTGCATCCGTAAATGCGTTTTGGATATATTCAATATCGGCGTTCAGTTCTTTCAGCCGCAAGGACAAATCTTTACGAGTATTGGTATATGGGTTTTTAATCGTTTCGGCGTTCAATAGACAGATAATTGCACCGCCGTTTTCCTGTAATTCCAATGCCTTCAAAAGGTGCTTATCGCCGCAATCGAAAGGCGGGTTCATTATGATAAGGTCGTATCTTTTTTGCGTCCGGTACGTCAGGAAATCATCGTGAACAACGCGGTATTCCTTGCCTGCCAACGTCGCTCTCAACGTCGGATTAATTTCGATACAGTCCAAATCATATTTGCTCCTCCGTCCAAACCAATCTTTTAGGTAATCTGCAATATCTCCCTTGCCGGCGGACGGCTCAAGAATAGTATCCACCTTGTCTTTATCACAGCCGGAAAGCATTTTTATAATCAAATGCTTGGGGGTTGGGTAGTAGTTTTTGTAGTCTATCATGTTCGAGTCATTTATAAGGGTTGTTTTCTAAAGTATTTACGTCAATAGCCAATCCTGCGTCAATCAGTCCGCGATAGTCTATTTTCAATTCGTTCATGTAATCGAAGAGTTTAATGGAGTTCACATTATATCCAGAATATTGAAATCTGCCTAATTCATCAAAAACAAGATAAGATGTTCTCTTTTTAGCACATGGTTTCCCTGCATGCTCCCCTAACCTCCAAAGGTCAGCATTAATATTATCAACCATTCTACCAATCTCCACAATGGGCACAATTTCTTCCCCGTTGTGGGTGGTGGGTTTGTACAGGGTTTCAGTTGGGTAGAGAATAGGTTTAATGTCTTCATTTCCCAGTGGAGCGTTAAAGTAATAAACAAAGTGCTCCCCCTCAATATTAGTTGAACGCAATTTTTCAAAGCATTCAACCACATTGTATATTTTTTGACCATTGCTTAAATTGCAATTAAATTGCAACTTATACGGCAAATACCCAGCAATTTCGTAATGTTTTAGCTCTCGTTCCATGTTATTCTGTTTTTGATAATTCTTCTAAAAGCGCGTTGGCATACTCAATCGCCCTTGGGGGCACAATTTTAGAATTGATTTCTCTATTATTTCTGCATATAAATCCCATCATTGCTAATCCTGCAAAGTATTCGCGTAGATTTATTCCCTCCAAAAAGGAGGATTTTACCCTTTTTTTGCCCAATTTTTTTGCTTTTTTCGTCATAACTTTATATTTTTACGTTGTTAATAATTCTTCTATTTTCGGCTGTTCAACACTATTTATCAACTCCTCTCCCAGATGGATGTTTATTACCTCAACGGGAATATTGGGCTCGCCGCCAATTTCTGCTAAGCCAATCTCATATTGCTTCTTAAAATAATTGTGGCAATTTTCCCGTTGCCGCTCACATATTTTGTCTGCGAAGTTTTGCAGGGCTTCGGGAAAATACTTTTCGTAGAATGCCTGCGTTTCGGCTTTAATTCTAATATGAAATGCAATTTTATTGTCCGCAAAATCAATCTCTTTTTGCTTGAAATCCGGCAAAAACCTGTTTAAAAATTCTCGTAGTTCCATTTTATTTATTATTTAAGTCGTTAAACATGTTATAATTACAACCAAACCATGCGTCGGCTGCGGCTTCATAATCCACCGTGCCTGCGTTTTGAGTCCTTCAATCGCCGCGTGAAAAAGCGTTTCAGTCAAACATATTCCGTTCATTTTCAATTATTTTTATTTGTTTATAAATTTCACCAAAAACCAAATTGCTCCCTAAAAGGCTTCCATAACTTGTAATACCATATATCATCCATATCGCCAGAAACATGCTCTTTATCTTTCCATTCGTCGTATTTTTCAGGGATATAGCACTTCATTAAAACCCTGCCAAGTTTTCTGTTTGGCTGGGCATAATCGTCAAATTCGGCATCCAAACTTGTTAATTCGACCACCTCTTTTCCAATTTTATCAATAATTTCAAAAGCCTTTTCTTGCGTTAAATTATCAATTTCTGCGTCAGACAACGTGCTGACGCCTGCGTTAAACATTCTTCCTACTACGTGATTTCCCATTATACTGCTATTTTTAAATTTTCTACTTTTTCTATATTTTTGAATATTTCGTATGCCACCTGTGGCACTATTGCATTTCCATAAGCCTCGATGCTTTTTCGTCTCCACGAAGGAAAGGAAATACCGTCCAATCGGTCGGAAAACCCATCATTTCTTCCACAAACAGGGGGTTGAGTTGGGAAGTTCCGCCAGTCTGGAACGTCTTGTTCAGATTGTCCTGACGACTTTCTTTTGTTGTTTTGAATCCGTCTGCTGCTTGTGGCGTCGGCAGCATTTGCGCAACTAAGCAATTTAAAGACGTTGTCCTGTCCCATTTTTCTGACATTATTGCTGTTCCGCTTTCTTTGCAACTGGCTGTTGGCGTCGGCAATAGTCCCTTCACTGCTAAAATTGACAGATAATCTGTTGCCGGCGACATCCCTTTTGCTTTCAGCTTCTCCATTCGCTTTTCCCGTTTCTCCATATCCACATCGCTTGGCATGAAGGCGCTCGGCGTCGGAAGCATCCCCAAGTTGACAAATTCCGTCTTTCCGTTTTCGTTGCAAGTTTTCAAGCCCCGTGTTTGCACGGTTGGCAACAATCCATACCCTGTCCCGTCTGTGCGGCGCACCGACACCGCAAGATGGAATAATAATCGGTTGGACGGAATATTTAATACTTTCAAAATCCTGCATGATTTGCTCGATGATGTATTTTTCTTCAAGCGCTGTTTCGATGTAATCCTCTTCAAATAAAGCGGTTTCGCTTTCCACCTTAATTTCGCTACCGGGGAATACCATGCTTGTGATTCCAGTAACATTTTCAGCAACAGCCCAAGATGGTCTGACCTCCCGTATTGCGCGAAACATTTCATTCCAGAGGTAGCGGTTGTCTGCCGCTCCTTTTCGCTGTCCGGCTTGGCTGAATGGCTGGCATGGGAATCCACCGGAAAGCACGTCAACTGTACCGGCGTGTTTTGTAAAATCCGTTTTTTTAATGTCGTCATATAATATTGTTTTTGGAAAGTGATATTTTAGAATTGTTTGGCAAAACGGGTTTATCTCGCATTGGAAGATGTTTTCCCATCCAAGCCACGCTGCGGCTAAATCGAAGCCGCCCAATCCTGTAAATATGCTTCCGTGTGTCATGTAAAGTCAATTTTTAGTTGTTTTCGTAAATTCAAAAAATAATCGTTCAATGACTTATTGCTGATCCACCAATCGAAGATTTCATCGGCGGTGGCGTTGTATCTGTTGCCATATTCGACCGTGTCAATCAGATATTGAATGCTCTTTTTGATTGCCTTTTCAACACCGGGATAATTCTTCCTGTCTAATATTTTCGTTTTTATGTTTGCCATCGGGCAAAACATGCACCCAATACGCTTATAACCATTATCGTAAAGATTGCAATACGGCATGTCGTTTTCACGAATAAATTGCCAAATGTCCCTGTCCGCCCAATGAAAAATCGGCGATAAAAACAATTTATCTTTTCCTTTCATGCAAATATGTCCGGCTTCGTTGTCAATGTTGAATTGGTCTAATGTGTTGCAATATTTGTTCTTACTAACCCCCACCTCGTTACGTTTTGCACGCATAACACTTTCGGCTTTGCGTATTCCAAGAAGTACGCATTTTCCGTCTCCATTCCGTTCTTTTAGATAGTGGCAACAGTAACGGAATTGTCGCAATGGCAGACTTTTTTTCTTCTTTATCAATTCAAAAAAGTTTATTTCCGGCAGGTGATATTTGACTTCTGGATATTGACTTCTCACGAACTTCATCAGTTCCGGCGGATCAAGCGTGGTAATCTGCATGTGTGCCGTGAATTTCACGCCTGCCATCTGTGCCAACCTATACAAAACAATACTATCCTTGCCACCCGAAAATGCGAGATTGAAACCGTCCGGGTGCATCTTCAACGCCATTTCTGCGGAACGCTGTATCAATGATATTGAATAGTCTATTTTGCTTTTTAGGTTCATTTCAGTCAGTTTTTAATTTGGTTGCTACAATAAAATGATTCGCCCATTGTCGTTGGAACCGCCTCCATTCCCGATTATATTTTCCAGATTCGTCGCGGTAAAGCATGGCAAACGGAAAAAATCCTGCTGCCCATGCTTGGCGCAGCCTCTCTTCGGCTTTTTCAAAGGTGTCGTTTTGATAACCAATTAGCACGTAACACCGCGCAATGTGATTGTTTTTCGTAAATCCTGCCTCAGCAAGATATTTCCCCGCCTGCACAAGTGGTTCGTAGTCGTCTGGCGTATCATACGCAAAAAACATTGTTTCAGGCTTCAGCGCCTTCAATCGGTGAGCCATGTTTTTGGTAAGCAGTTTCGCTTCCAACCCACCGACGAACTGCGGACGGTGCGGCTGCCGTTGTAGCATTTCAAAGACACCGTCAATATGACCCTGTGAACACGCTAACAGATTATCATCCGTTACAATCCACCCCTCCGCAATGGGAAGTTCCCGTAAACCGCCCTCCCGTTCCGGCACCGAGCAGAACCAACACCGATTATTACAACCACGAGAAGTAATCACATACCCATATTTCAGATACATTCCGGGTATGAAGTCGCCGCCTTTTTCGTTGTAAGCCGGTCCTCCGACTGTCGTTGGAGCTACCTGTTTCCACTGTTTCGCTGCCCATTCCGCCCACTTTTTATCCCACGTGAACGCTACCGAGATATGGACTTCAGCAACATCCGGCTCAAATAGCGACGGCGTTGTGCGTACTCGCACAAGGTCATCTGTCGGCGTGGCGTTTGTCCGTCTTGGGAATATTCGTAATATGGGCGTTTTCATGGTTATTCAGTTTTTTGTTCTTCTTCCTTCTCTGGAAAAACATTGAGTGTGAATTTGAGCGAGATATTCTCTTTTATGAACTTGGAAGCGAACATTGCGCCGAGATAGACGCCACAGCCGATTAAGATTGCGGCTGCCGCTCCTCCGATGATGTATTTTATTATTACGTCCATGATGTTATGATTTTGATTGTTAGTTGTTTAATAAATCTGCGTTGTCATGGATATTTCCGATGACTTCGATATTTGAATGCGCACTGCCAGATAATATTTTTAAGTTGTATAAACTTGTTGTATGTATCGGCTCTTTATGATTTGCAAGCCAACACATTTGCTTTTTGTCAAATGTGATTTCAAAAATAAACTCTTTGCCATCGTCAAAATAAAGCCTGACAATATCACCCCTGTAAATCTCTTTACCGTTCTTGTCGCGCAGTCCCGTAAATTGCCCGACAGTCTCCGGAAGCACGTCGGTTTCGTGCCATAAATAATCATTGTCTTGAAAGTGTATTTTATGAAATCCATGTAATTTTGAAATGGTTAAATATCCATAAGCCCACGTTCCAAATTCAATATCCTTACCTCTGAATTTAATTTCTTCGTTCATTTTTTATGTTTTTAATAGTCATTTTTCTTACTTAAAAGGTCAATCACCCCGTTCATCACACTTTCCTCGACCTCGTCTCTTGCGCCGGTGATTTGTCGGGACATGCCTCGTTTTTCATTTATGAGTTGATAAATCCATTCATCAATCGTGTTTTTTCCCAAGAAGTAGGAACATTGCACGCTGTCGTATTGCCCGATACGGTGCGCCCTGTCTTCGCATTGTTCGCAGTCGGCGGGGTGCCATGGCAACTCAACAAACGCAACACGGCTACTTGCCGTCAATGTGATTCCGACGCCTGCCGCTTTGATGCTGCAAATAATCACTTGCACCCGTTCATCTTTTTGGAAAGCGTCAATATTTCGCTGTCGCGTCTGTGCGTCGTCTGCGCCGGTGATTGTTACTGCCGCAGGGAAAAACCGTTTTAACTGTTCGGCAACCTCTTTGAGGTGTACAAACAGGATTATCTTTTCGCCGGCGTCCACCACGTCCGAAACATAATCTACGACATCGGCGATTTTTCCACGGGCGGATATGTTTTTTAATATTCCGATTCGTACCATGATTTCGCCTTTCATGGATTTTTTGATTTCGTCGTCCGTTGCCTGTTTGTAGCGCTTCAGGTAATCTTCCAAGTCTTTCATCGCGTCGTTATATTCCCGTGTTGTAGTGATATTACATAGTATCGCCTGCCGAACCTTTGGCGGTAATTGTTTCAGAACGTCTTGCTTTTCCCGTCTGTAAAAACAGTTGCGGCGGAGCAACACATTCAACTCCTTCCAATATTCGCTTTTGTTGCAAAACACTTCTTTAAAGTTTGTTGATCCGCCAAATACCTTCATTTGCTCTATGATGGCAAGTTGCGTCATCAGGTCGTTTGGTTTGTTGACAACCGGTGTACCGGTAAGCAGGAATATGTATTCTTTGTTCGTGCAGATTCCCTTCGTTAGCTTCGTCTGAAGGGTTTTTATCTCTTTCACGCGGTGCGATTCGTCCACTATCACCGACTTAAAGACATTGATGCCCTCTTTGAATTTTACATTTTTCAGTTTCACCGGTTTTTTCTTGCCGTTTTCGTCAAATTCCTCTTTGATGCTTGCGACAAAGTATTTTTTCAGGCTTTCGTAATTTGTGATGAAAAACTGTGCCATGCCGCAGTCGCTAAAATATTTCCATGTGTTTTTCACGCTATCGGAAAGTATCATTGCGTCCTTGTGCGTCCACATTTCAATCTCGCGCTGCCAATTTATCTTCAATGACGACGGCGCAATGACAAGGCAGGGAAAGGCATTTGCAGCGGTGATGGCTGCAATAGCCTGAATGGTTTTGCCAAGTCCGGGTTGGTCGCCAATGATAAGCCTTTTCTTTTCCAACGCATACGCAACGCCCTCTTTCTGAAATCCGTACATTTCCATTTTCAGCGATATTTCCATCATCAGTTGTGGCATCGCAGGAATGGTATAGTCGAAATTGTCGAATGCTGTAATCCGTTCTTCCGGCATCTTGAATTCCCATCGTGTCGCGAACGCAGAAAGATGATGGCGGCTACTTTCCGGCACCGACCACCGCTTTTGGGTTGAGTCAAACGCCCGTCCCGGAATCAATTTAATGGCATCCACTATTGACGGGAAATAGTCAAACGCAATGTAGTATTTTGAGCCTGATTTAAAAATTTGTTTCATAGCAAGTAGTAATCGTTGATTTTTAAGTGTTCTCCTCTGCGCAGCATTTCATAGGTGAATTGAATTACTTTATACCCATTAAGTTGCGCCAAGTTTAATTTTTCCAAGTCCGTTTCATATCCCTTTCCGCCTCTGTTGTGCCTGCCACGAGCATACTGTCCGCCGTTCACCTCGACTATTATTTTCACATTCGGCATAAGAAAATCTGCTCTGAATCTTCGTTTTGTAGCAAGGAAACGAGAGAAAGGCACTTCTTTCGTTGTGCCATTGTCAACGCCGAGAAGTTTTTGAAATAACTCCTCGTATAGTACCTTTCTCCTTAAATTTCCTGTGATTTTCATCGAAACCTCCTAACTTCTTTTTTTCGCTTGTTTGGCTTCGGGTTCAGATTCCGGCTCCGGCTCCGGATCTTCGTTCATTTCTTTGGGAAATTCCACTTCCGGTTCATCATAGAAGTCGTCCGCTTCCCGTTGCTTTTGTTCCCACGTGTTGAAAAGATTATGGTCTGTCTCATTCATCTTTTCTTCCCATGATTCTTCGGTGTCTGTCCGCGTAATGGTTTTCATGTCCCGTTCAGGGTGATGGTAATCTACCATGCAGATAACATCTCGCATCTCATAACCGGCTGCAACTTTGTCTGACAAAGAGCCTATTTGTTCGTTTGCAATCGTCATGCGGCTACCGTATTCGGCTACCACCGACTTTTTCTGATCCACAAGAGTACGTAACTCTTGATTTTTGTTTGATAAATCACGTCCGAGTTCTAATAACTCTTCGGGCGTAAATTCGTACTTCAGTGTACGTCTTGTTTTTTGTTGTTCCATTTTAATGTTATTTAATGGGTTAATAATTAATTAAATATAGTTTTTGTATCTTGAATAAAATTCTTCCCAAAATTTGTCCTGCGGGTTTGGCAGCACGATTCCTAAATCCGTGAGCGCAAATTGCTGTATTCGTTCCAAATAGTGCGTCATTTCCAATGTGTCTAACTTCGTCGTGCTGCTCGGAACGAAAACCTGATATTTGTTGAAACACCATGTTTCGGTTACTCCGAGAAAATGCTGTTTAAAAAATTCGTGAAGTTCGTCTTTATGTTGTCCTGTTTCATCCATGATACAGGACAGCCACAGCCAATACAGCCGGTTCTGGTCTATCGTCCTACGTTTACGCTTTACTTTTATATCTACGATATATTGTTTATCGTCCGGCAGGCGTTCTATGTAGTCAATCACCGCTTGTTTATCACGAAATTTCAGGATTTTAAGAATCATGTTGCCCGTAGATTAAATGCCATTTAAAGGCTAAAAAGTTATACTTGTTAAACCCGTCCAAATACCACCGCGATTGGCGGTTTATTGATATTTTGAACACTTTGAAATTTACCTTGCTGATGCCGATGATTATATCCGTATCGCTGCCGGAGATATCCATGTACCATGCCCGTTGCCGGTCGTAGTCAAAATGTCGGGCGGCGTTTTCAAATCCTGCCTGCGTGGTGGCGGATGTGCTTTTGATGTCGCCGCCCCAACCCCAATCCGGTCGCCACAAATCCCATTTGCAACGGGTATCCAACTCAAACTCAAATCCGTCATAATCGAACTCACGATGCCTTGTCATCACCTTTTGCCCCTCTGCGCCCTCTGCTATTTCACGACAGAATTTATCTGCGTAAAACGCCGCTTTCATCCTTTCGGCTTTTTCAAAATCCTCTTTGGTGAATTGGTGTTCGCCAAGGGTGCGTTTGAAAAAGTCCACCTGTTCCGGCTCCGTAATCATGGCGTCAATCAGGTTTCCGAACCGGAAAGCGTTTGTTGGGTCGGGCATCTCACGGGGATATAGTTCGTTTTTCAGGCGGGTAAGGTCTGAGTTGGACACCTCTTTGCGGTTATAGTATTCGTCGGCTATCAGCATGGCTATTTCGCTTTGTAGATTTCTTGGTATTCGATAAATTCACTGCTGATAAATTCGCCGGTATCCATTGCCCATTTTTCGCAGAACTTCCGCATACGCTCAAAGGTCATTTTGTCTATTTTTTCCTGCGGCAATTTTTTGCCCTCGTTCTCGTACCAAAGTTGTACGATCGGGAGGTTGCCGGCGACATTATTAATGTTGATTTTAAAGCCCTCTTTTACCTCGGACTTTGCCTCAAAACCAATTTCTGCCTGCGTGTTAACGGTTGCCGACGCTATCTCTGCCGATGTTTGCACATTCGTTTCCGCTGCGGCTTTTTGTCGTGCGGCTTCGGCTTCGGCTTCCAAGCGTTTCTTTTCTTCCGCCTCGCGACGTTGTTGTTCTTCGAGCAGGCGTTTCTTTTCTTCCTCGCCTGCTTTTTGAAGTTCTACAAGTTCTTTTTGCTTGCTTTGGAATTTGTCGGAAAGTTCAATTTTCAGAGCCTTTATAGATTCCTGATACTTTTTACAGTTTTCGGGATAGGTGGTTTTGCACACATTGCTTATAATCGTGGCGATTTCCTCTTGCGAGTGATGAACGGCTCGGAGAACCGGTTTAAACGTCCGATATGTTTCTTTCGTCAATTCTTCGCCCCATGTTCCAATCTCTATAAAAACAGTCTCAATATTTTCCAATGTCGCATTGTTGAAAGTATCAAGCATCAGTTGTTTTGCCTCGTTCAGATGTTCAATAAAGGCATCGTTTATCTTGATTGTTGCGTCTCCGCCAAGTGTGATAACTTCACGTTCTTTTTCGAGTTTCAGTTGCGCCTGCCGTTCCCGTTCCCGTTGCTCCTGCATCTTCTTGGTTGCGTATTCGTCGCGTTTTGTTTGTGCAAGCGTGATGCACTCGTCTAATTCGCCCTCCATGCCGGTAAACTCTTTTTTCAAAACATCTACCATCTGCGTGAAAGGTTTGCGGCGTTCGTTCATCTGCTTTTTGGTCGTTTTTGCCTTTTCAATGTATGTGGCAAACAGAACATCAAGAGGGTCGGACATTCCGCTCCGAAAATGGTCTTTCAAAAGAGCGTCCAACATCTCCTTTGCCTTTGTCCGGCTGACTTGGTTGCGTTCATATACCGCCGGTGCGTTGCCGATTACATCCTGTACTTTTGCAACGTCGAATTTCGTTGTCTGTAACGCTGTCGCTTCCATATTCTACCATTCCTCCTCTCCGACATCTACCGTGATGCCTTGGTTAATACTTTGTTGATTATCATTTTGCGGCTGCGGCGCGTCGAAAGCGTCGTTGTGAGCAACGGCTTCATCTTCGTCGTCGCCCTCGAAAGAGGCACCGTCGGAAATACGCAACTTGGTACAGCCTTTCATTGAATGCTTTATAGTCTTAGTTTCAAGAAACCCCGTATCAATTTGTCCACCATTTGATGAATATAATGCGTTTGGTTTTGGATTATCTCCAAACTTTGGAATACTATATCTTTTTAGCCTTTCAATATCATCTTCTAATAGCCATTTAAAATCCATGAGGTTATTTGGCAATACCATCGACACCCAACATCCAAGTATCTTTTTGGATGTGCGTGGAACCGCGGCTGCATAATCAATGATTAATTCTCCACGCTCGTTGGTGCGCGGCTGGAATCTATCACCTTCGTAAATTACAATGGGGTTGTTCATCCTGATTATTTGTCCTGCACGCATGCGAAGTGTTAATTCCCCATACGCACTAATAACAAATCTGGCATTATATATCCATTTTGGATTATTTCTGTCTCCAATGTTTGCAGCTTTTGCCTCTAAATAAGCCTCGTATTTCCCCCCCGGTTGAATAGAGAGGTTGTTAACGGCGATTTCAAGAAACGCGTTAAAAAGTGTTACCTTCGCGCAATTCTGCAATTTCTGACTGTCTGTTATGGCTTTCTTATAATAGAGAGCCTCTTTTTCGTAGATACTTTCCGCTTCGTCTTTTTGGCATTTGTGAATCTTCATCAAAATGTCCACGAAGTTCTTTTTTACGATCGAATCCTCTGCGATTTTCGCGGGTTCAATCTTTTCTAATTCTAATTTGTTGTTGTCCATAAGTTTTTACTTTTATAGGTTTAGGTTTGAGGCAACGGACAGAATCGAACTGTCGTCTTCAGTTTTGCGGACTGCTACCTGACCACTCGGCTACGTTGCCAATACTCGTCTCTCCGAGTCGTCAATCTCTTTCAATTTGTCAGAATACTTTCGCCGTTTAGTGAAATTACACCCGTCCGTCATGTCGTATCTCTATCCTTTCCATGATGTCACAGGTCACATAACCTATCCTGTCGGCTTCACGTAAGTTACTTGTATTCGGCTATTCGATGTTAATTGGGCTCAATATTTATTAGAACTTTCCGCTGTTGCCCCAGCGGTCAGGGTGTTTTTAATACATCACGCAATCTTCCTCTACAAATTCATTTTCAACTATTCCGCAGAGGCATGTCTCGCACAGCCATTCGTTGCCGCACCTCGTCATATTGTCTTTATAGTATTCGTTGTAGCAGCCGCTGCAATGCCTCGTTTTTCGCATTGCCGGGTCATTGCCGTAATATTCGCTGTGAAATCCGTTACTCATGATTGCCCTCCTTTCTCTCTTATTAATAAGTCAATGTAAATGGATGTGCTTTCGGGGTATTTTTCCTGGTAGTATGGAAGTTTTGCCTTTTTCCACTCTTGCACTTCTTCCCATGTTTCGCACTCAACAGGCTTTTTCAATTCTTTGAACTTGCCGATGTTGCCGTCGTCGGTAACGACGTATGGTCTAAATCCGTGTATTTCGTACATGATATTGATTTTTAACTGTTTAACAATAATTTACGATTGTGGTCAATCATGCGTTGACCGGCGCCTGTTTCATACCGATATGGCGGCTTTGGCTTGTTTATCGTGATATCAAGCACTATTACCGCAACACCAAGATTTGCAAATGAAAATGCTACAACCAAGAGGCTGTCAACTATAAAATACAGCGTTAAGAATGCCGCGAGCGATATTGCGATGTAGAGCCATGCTGCTAACTTTTTGATGTTGATTTTTTTACACATGATATTCGATTTTTATATTTGATTTTCTTTGTAATACGTTTATAAACACCGACCACATTTTTCGCATTACACCGGAAGGAGCCGGAAGCAAAATCTGGATCGCAAACAGGGAGCACACCATCAACACAACGGAAAACTACGATGATCTTATAAGGATGATTCAATGCGAACAGAAGGTGATTCATGACAAACAATAGATTTAAACACGGGAATCCCAAATAGGCGACACATCGTTTTTTTGGGAATCTCCATGTATGGTTGGAAATAAATTGTGAATACCGGTATCCCGAACAGATACCACGTTGTTGTGCATGGCGTACATTCGACGGTAGCGTCTTTCGGTTGCTTTCTGTACGTTGTTACCTTTTTTGCTAACATAACTATACGCCCTCCTTTCCGATGAATTTACCTGTTTCCGGGTCTTGCCTGCGGGAAAGCCGCTTGACCTCTTTTTCGAGTTCCGTTATTTTTGCCTCGTTCTCTGCCGCAGACGCTACGAGTTCGGCATCGTTCTCCATCAACTCCCTTGCCGCGTCATTGCTCGACGAGAGCAGGCGCCACATCACCACAATCCCTACGATTGCGATAATCAATAATGCTGCTAAAATTGCTGTTGCCATGATGATATATTTTTTAATTTGTTGATAATGACGTTTTTGGTTTAAGTTCCGTTCCATAGAACCTAAAATGATTTTCTCTCAAATCGTAATCGTTCACGGTGATAATACCGTTGCCATTCCGTTGTGCCACACGCCCCATCGTCTCGCGAACCTTGCGGAACTTGCCGTACCTGCTGTAAACCTGCCGCTGCGTGAGTGTCGTCTTTCGGCTTATGCCGTCCTCAACCTCTTTCTCGACAAGTGCGGAGACCTCACTTGCGTAGTCTCTGACGTGCCGCCGGAACAGTTCTTCAATCTGCTGTTGAAGTTGCGGGGTGTTGATTGCTGCGTTCATACCTATTTAATATAAGGGTTATTTTTCTGTCGCTTTGTTGGTTACGCTCACCACAAGTGTTTCATTGTCCTTGCTGACGGAGTACCTGTGTCCGCCGCCCTGATTTAATGTGGACGCGGCAACCCTGACAGGGTTATCATCAAATCCTTCAAATTCCCATGTTTCGCCCACTGGAAGATTTTTTAATGTGTCAATCCATTTCGGCTCGTTGCTCCATACAATTTTGTCGTTGTTATTCATATCCGTTTTTATTATTATATTTGCATTTTAATTTTAATAAAAATTCTTTGGCAAAGATACTAAAAGTTTTAATACAAACGTAAAAGTTTTAATTTTTTTTGTTTTTTTATTCTGTTGATTATTAGTATATTATATGTGTGTGTTGAAAAAAGTTATTAACAGGTTGAGAGTTTGACCTCAAAATTGGGTCAAAAGTGGCACAAATTTTTGATTTTTCTTAAAAGTTTTAAAAAATAAAAAGTAAATATTATGTCAGAAAAAAAAGAAGAATTAAGAGAAAAAGCAATGGACTTGCTTTTGAATTCGGAGTTGTCTAAAATGAAGGACACGGAGATTGCAAATGTGATAGGCGGTGTTTCATCGGCTGCAATAGGAAAGTATAAAAAAGGGGAGCCGATTTCCGAAAACTATTGTAAAAAAATAATTGACGGGCATGACCGCTATATCAAAAGTTTAATAATAGGGGAAAATGAAAATACCCCAAACTTCTGTCTCGTTCCCATCATCAACGTTGACGGCGCATGTGATACTGGCAGAGGCATACAGATAACCGACGAGCCGCAGTACATCATTCGCCACATCGCCATTGACGGTGCGAAAGAGGGCGACCTCTGCATCATTGCCACCGGAGACAGCATGACGCCGACTGTTCCCGCCGGTGCATACGTGTCAATCCGAAAAGTCGAAGACTGGTACAACTATTTTGGCTATGGGAACATCTTTTTTATCCTGCTGACAAATGGCAGGCGCATCATCAAAGAGGTCAGAAAAAGCCAAATAGACCACAATACACACATTTTGTGTGTTTCGCACAACGAAAACGTAGATGATGAGGAGTTGCCACGAGATATGATTGCGGAAGTTTGGAAGGTGATGAAAATTCTTACTGATAAAGGGTTTTAGTTGTGTAAACTGAAAATGGCGTTTACAATTTGCAGAAAAATGAAGAAAAAATCGCCACGTTTTTCGGCGAAGAGTGCAAAAGTTGAATTGAAAATTTTAAAATATATAGTTTATGGACGAAAAAGAATTTGAGAGAAGATTAAGGTTTATGGGGCAATATAAAGATAGCCTTGATGAATTGACATTATGGAGATACAGGGTGGCAAGCACACTTTTGATAGCGTCTTCGGCTATTTTTTCTGTGCTATTGACACTCGGATGGAAACCCATGGGCATAGTTTTATGTCCTTGTTACAAAATTCTCCATGACATGTTTTATTCTCTTCTCTTGGCAATAAATGCGGTAAATATCCTCTTTTTATTAGCCACTTTATATGAGAATATAGAATTGAGCAAGAGGATTTCACGCATACTTCGGGATGCGATACAAACAGGAAACTATATCCAAGTGAGGCATGACGGTACCGCTCTCGACTACGTAGGCGGTAACAGACACAAATTCTACGTATTTTGTGAAAAAGCGTCTTACGTGTCTTTTGTAATATTCGTGATATTTTTGCTATTATATTCATTTTTTAATATTTTTATTTTCAATGTTTAAGTCTTTTTTACAGTTCTTTTTCAAACTCTTCGAATCTTTTTATAACGCTAGACAGCGTCTTATCGCGCCTATAAGCAACATATACCGAAAATAATATTGCAAAAAGTAAAAAAAATAACTGTAATTGATTTTGTGACCATAACTCTAAATTTTTAAATGAATAATAAATGATATATAAATTTTTAAACTATTGACATGGATGATAAATTACATGATAAACTAAGCGGTATTACAGGGTTCAGACAATGGGAGAAAGATTATAACGAGCATGATGAAAAATCTAACAGGGAAAAATCACGGTTTCTACAACATCTTCTTCTTGTTGCCTCAGGAACGCTTGGAGTTTTAATTTCGCTCCATTCCAAAGATATACAACAGCCACATATCCGTTGGGTATTCTTTGCGGGTCTAATTCTACTTGCGGCATGTATCCTTTCTTCCGTAATGGCTCTATACTACGTAGTATTAATCCGGGAATATCAAAGAAAGCGGTTTCTGAAAGAATTAACTGAATACGTTTGCGAGAACCGCGGCTATGACCTAAGCCGTATCCGTGCAGGTAAACGGAATGTGCTGATAGCCTTTCAACTATGTTCAGTTTGCTTGTACCTTCTGGCGATGATTCTTCTGACATGTTATGCGATTTTTAAATGAATAATAAAACGAGCGCAAAGATACAAATAAATTTATAAATACATAAAATATGGATAATTCGATAAATAGTAGAATCGGAGAAATTAGGGCTTATTATTTTAAATCAAAAAAAGCCAACATATTGTTTGCGGAATATATGGGTGAAAAACCAACTACCACGAGCAATTGGATTAACAAAGAGAGTGATGTCAAAGGGGGCGTTATAAACAAGATTCTTGATAAGTTCCCAGAGGTGGAACGAGCGTGGCTTATGACCGGCAAGGGGAACATGTTAAAAACGGTCGCTGAGCCATCCATCACCTCCGCCTCCGACAACAGATTAAAAGCATTGGAAATGGTGCTTAATTCCGACATTTCTGCATATAAAATATGGAAAGAAACGGGAATATCTGAGGCGACGATAGGAAATTATCGAAACAAGGGAATGATTCCAACCCCCGCAAATGCAAAAATCTTAATTGGTTATTTGGGCGGAATTAAAACAGGTGCGCAATCACCACCCCCATCCGACAACCAAAACTTCGACTTCGAGCGCATAATGCAGGAGAACACCGAGGCAGTCAAGGCATCGGCAGAGGCGACGAATCGCTCAATGTTAATTATCGAGAACTTCGCAAAGACGAATGAGCGTCTGACAGACGCACTGTTTAAGATGGTTGAACGAAAAGAGGGCGATTTTGACAAAATGGAGCAAACGTTCAACACGAGAGAGGCGTATCTGCAAGAGGTTCGCGACCTGATCAAGGAAGAAGTCAAAAAAATATCGCTTTTTTTTTCAGAAAAGGGGAGCAGGCGTGCGATGGCTGCGAGTTGATGCAAAATATGGGAAGAACGTTCATGTTTTATATGCTTTCGGAACTGAACAATGGCAAATTGCGTCCGCAAGAAGAGGTTGTTGTCAGGAAATATCCTGCACGCGCATCTTTCGCACAAAAATATCTTGCTGCCGCCGTAGCCTTTTTCCTTTTTATTTCGCAGAAAATCATGCAACTTATAGCAAAACTCCTGATAGACTTCCCATGTGTCGGCGATGGCGAAAATCTGTTTATGATGTAAAATAAGTTACTGGGGACGATGCGAAAGAGATGAAGTATAATCGCAAAAACGAATTGTCCAAAAATTTAAAACGACTTGTCCATTTTTCTCCTCACACACGTGCGTCTGTATTTGTAAAAATTTTTTATACCTTTGCAAAAAATTTCAAAATGAATAAAAAACCTAAATGGAAAGGGAAAGAGGATTACCTCGCCAAATTGATAGCAGCAGTTGTAAGAAACGCTATGGAAGATTTTCACTGCAAATATTTGTCTGACAAACAGATGAAAGAGCTTAATCCTATCATACGCAACGCCATTTATACGGCTCTCATTAAACTTGACGAAGACCCAAATGGAATGGGGGCATATTACGAGCAATTTATTCCCGATTATTGGGAAGACTGTGAATTATTATATTAGCACTATGATTCAACCAAATTCAACTAAATGACATTTCGTTTTTTCGACAAAAGGTTATTGTCTGTAAAAACAAAATCTATCACCTTTCTATTCGCGGCGTCAATGACACTGTAATCCAATTCAATGTAGTCATCTGTTACCACCCGCGTCGAATGATTTAATGCCGCCGCAATGTCATCCTTGCTTACCCCGCACCGGTTACGGGCAATCGTTGCCCAACTGTGGCGGGCATAATAGGTCGAGAAGTCGGCAGGAAGCCCGAGTGGTTCGACAAAGAATTTTAGAAAATCGTTTACTCTCCAATTAAAATTATTAGCGCTTTTATACCTTTCGCAAAAGTCAAAAGCGCGCTCTTTTCCTGCATATTTTTCCATCAACACCCGCAGTTCCGGCTCTATCTTGTAACTTATAAATGCTCCGTCTTTGCGTCGCCCTGCCGTTTTGCTGCGATTATAGAACAATCGCCCATTCTTTTCTTTTTCCATGTTATAAATATCCACCGTATTCGTCCCACACAGCAAAAATGAAATCATAAAGACGTCCCGTGCAAATTCATATTTTGCAAGAAACTCATTGCTGCGCACCTTTCTATCTTTCGCCAACTCGTCCCACGTCGCTAATTTCCGTATCGTCTCCGCCGACAGGTTGCGCTTTTTCGGCGCGGGATTTTCGGGTATCTTAAAATCTTCAAAAACATCGTCCATTATGTCGCCGGTATCTCTGCGATATTTTTTTACAGCAGCCCTGAAAACCGCTTTTAACAGCACAAGGTAATATTGCTGCCCGCGTTTTCCGACGCCCGAAAACTGCAAATAATTCAAAAAGGACGCCAAAAAAGCATTGTCAATATCGGACAAAAAAACCGTCTCTTTAAATTTTTTCAGATGCCCTAAACACAATCCGTAAAGCTGTACTGTTTTTTTGCTCAACTTCAAATTAGAGATGTAATCCTCAAAAAAATTCGTGAAGTTCATCTCGTTCTTCGCACTTACAATGTCGGCGAGCTCGCGGGCGGTAAAATTACCGGCACGCTTTCCGAGCGAAACAAATTTGCGTTCATATTCTTCTATCCGTCGAAATAACTCCGACAATATAAGGTTGTCGCGCAACTCGAATGAGCGTGATAATTTCGACTTGTCAACGTAATACCCCGTTTTGATGTACGCTTTATTTTTGTTGTGCGTAACGCAGACGGAAACGGGGTATTTGTCATCCCGTCGCTTTTGGTGTTTTAAAACCGTTATTCTAAATGTTGCCAT